CTCGGGGGATGGTCCCCGTTTCGGTTACTCGCAGGTGATGCCGGTGCCCGTGAACTAACAGAGAAGCGTCTGCAACGGGTTGCCTACCGAAAGCCTGTCCTCTCCACCAAGTAGCCATAGCATCGGGTCTCTTAGCCTGATGGCCGTGTACTACTCCGAGAATGTGGAAGCCGTCATCAAAGACATCTATTGCTAGTGACTCATCGTGCGGTTGCGGCTCAAGAAACTTTATCTTCATCCCTGCCTCGCTGCTAAGTCTCGCTAGCTGTTTACCTATAAATACTCCCCAGTCATCGGTTGCCTTACCGACAACTTCACGACCGATACGCCATTGGCAATGGTTAGAGCCAACCGAAGCGTAAGTAATGTTAGGCACTTTCTCATAAAGTAGCTTTAGGGTCTGCCAAGCAAAAGTTGTCGCAAGATCGACTTGGCTTTGAATACTGAGGTCGTTACTCTGTAACTGGGACATCGGGCTTGCGTTATTGAAGCCCTCAATCGTATCGCCAAGATCGCAGAAGATTATCTGAGAAGGTTTCTCTCGCTTTACTTCCTCGAGAAGTCGATACTGCATTAGCTCGACTCTTTGAATAAGAGACTCAGAGTTACCTCGGTAATCGACCTTGCCAACCTGTAGATCCGACCAGAGTATTACTAGGGCTTTATCTTCTGCCTTTATCGGCTTTATCTTTACTTTTTTCTTAGCTTCGGCAAGTAGTAAGGGTAAGTCCGGTAAGGCTGTTCGCTTTCTAAAGGTAAACCGGTAAGAACTTAGCCAAGCTCCTCCCTCTTTCTGCTGCCATCGAGAAGTTCTTATAGGAGGGATAACCTCGATCTCTTCGGGGTCGAACCCTGCGGAAACTAGGAATTCATCAAAGTTCTCGGGTTCTTCGGAGTAACCGGGAGTTGTTGCTACTCCCTCAGTTCCGTCAAACTCTACCCCCGGCCTAAAATTCGGTGGCGAAACTACTTTTTTTGCTGGCTCTAGGTTTTCTAACACTAGACAAGCCTAACCGCACGAGCAATGTCTTTGGCGATGCCTTAGCAGGGTCGTGTCACTTATTTGAATCCCTCGCTCTTTCAAGGCCTTGCTTAGAGCCTTTGCAGACCACTCTTGATTATCAACGGCGGTTAGAAGTATCTCTCGATCTGAGCTATCTAGCTGCTCTGCCGTAAAAGATACCTTGCAAAAGGTTGCTTCTCTCTTCGGTGGGGTTAGTCCTTCTAGCATTAGTTTCCTATCGTTATATCATTCTCTTCGGCTATTAGTGCTTGACAAATCTGCACTAAAAAGGGATTGAATCTATAGGTAGCGGCCTCGAGATCGATAAGTGCCGCTAAAGGCTTTCTTATTTCCTCGAAATCTGCCGACCATACTAGGTTGTCATCTCTTAGTAATCCCGATGCTTGTTTGAAATCGGTAAGTAGTCGAAGGTCATTCCTTGTCTTCAAAATAGCCTCCGTTGTTTATGAACTTCTCCATATAATCCACACTTATCGCCATAGTTCCCTCTTTCTTTAGTTCTTCTATCCCTGCTATCAACGCTCTATAGAGATCGTTATGGCCTTGTATCTTGCCGTGATTCACTCCGTTGTTGAAAGCGTGAACTGAACTGCTAACAATTACATCTTGTAGGTCACTCACTTCTGCTCTCCTTCATCTTCTACCTCATCTGCTACTTGCTGTAGTGGCTCTAAGGGGACATTTATCCCGTGCATCCTCTCGACTCGAAGATGCTTTGCTAGAGACCTAATCTTTTCTAGCCGAAAGCCGCTCCACCGCTTTGTATCGGTTTCGACTATTGGGGCAGACATAAGGCCTAGATCTTTGAATCGCTCTACTGCCTTAGCGGATTTATCTAGTCTCTTAGTGCGGAAAATAATCCCTTCCTGCTCCATTACCCTCTTTGTCTGTAGGCACTGCACGCAGTTAGGCTTTTCCCAAACTGTTACGACCATCATCGCTTCACTTCCTTTATTCTCCCTAGTGCGACTTCATAACCTAGTTTTAGTTTCTGGTCTGACCAGTCGTAAAGGTCATTCTGTCTTAGCTCTGCGAGAATCGCAGCCTTCATAACTGTCTTACCCATCGCATAGCCCTGCTGATAAGCCGTCTCGTGCGCATCCGGGGTAAAGAGATCCTTTAGCTTGAAGTAAGCCCTATCAATCAATCGGTTCATCGGTTTCTCCTCTTAGTTCTTTTACAGTCCACCTAAGAACCTCGGCGGCTAGGTGGTCTCCGTCATTGTGCTTTTGATTAGAGAATTCATCTATAGCGTTTATGCAGGCTTCGAATCCCTGATTGAAGTTATGCATTTCGAGTAGATCTAGAAGCCTTTCAACTCCGCCTCTTATCGTGTTTTCCTCGATAGTGGTCTTATCCATTTGACACCACCAGATACCAGAGATCGATAACTATGTGGGCGATAAATAAACCTCCAACTAGTAAAGCTAGAAGCTTGTAATCTTCCTTAGTTGCTTTCATTGAGTTTCCTTTCTTCCTGCATTTTTTTCATCATCGCATCTCGCTCTTGAATCTTGCGAGCTATTACATCATCGAAAAGAGTAGTCATCTGATACTCGAGAGCATCTAGAATCGCAATCATCTTTCGATCATCGCTGTTTAGTGGATCTGCGTATTCTGCGTGGTCGGCAAGCATTTCTATTAGAAACTCTGCTTGAGACTCGGTTAGCTCTAAGTTATACATTTTTACTTAGCCTCCATTTCCCTAATAATCTCTCCGGCTTTATTGATTAGCTTTATATGGCCCTTAGCCCAAGCTCCTCCTTTAGCTTGATAAGCGTTAGTCATAATTACTTCGATAGCTGCAAGAGTTGCTTCGTTATCGCAACTTGCTTGGATTATCTCTTCTTCTTTTTTATTTGTTAGCTCTGCTGTTAGGTAGTAAGTGTTCATCTCTTTAGTTCCTTTCTCGAACTACCTTGAGATTACTCTGAAAAGCTAAGTAAGGTAAGCAGGATTTGGTAACGAATTGATAACAACTTCCGCACCGGGATCTCGGTTATCTGCGTAGTGTTTTCTAGCGACTATCTCGGTTACTTGCGAGTCATCCTGCCAGATAACTTGACTCTGCCCGATTCCATCAAGCAAGCCTCGAAGCAGCTTGTCTAAATCCGGTGGGACTATCGGAAAAGGTCGCTTCTTTTGCGAGACCGATGCAGGCCGGGGAAGATAAAAATCAACCTCGACCCGCACCGACTCTAAAAAGAGAGAATGTTCTTCGGTAACTATGCCTAAGCAACTCTCTTCGATTTGCTTTCGCCAGACTTTCAAGGCATTGCCTGCGGCTTCTACTACTCGACCATTGAAGACTCGCTTAGAGCCTTGCGGCTTCGGCAGTCCGTAGATCGAGAGCTTCATTTAGAAAGGTGCTTCAGCGGTCTTTACTACAGGGTCATTTATGTTTAGAGAAACCTTAGTCTTAGGCTGATTATCCTTACCGGTGTAAGAATCGACCTTAGCGGTTAGATCTCCCGTTACTTCGACAGAATCTCCGATAGTAACCTTGTCCTTAGTCCAGACTGTTACATAAACCTTGAAGTCTTCGCCTTCTCGGGTCTTTCTTGTCTCGAATCCCTCGAAGCCGTATCCCTCGATGATTCTCGATACAACTAGTTCTGACTTTACTTTCATTTTTTCATCTTTCTGTGTTCGGGATTTACGCAGTCGCTATTTCCGCAAATCGACTCTCCGGCAACTACTGGTAAACCCTCTTCATTTATTGGTGTTATCAAGTCTTCCGCATAGTTTCCCTGCCAGACTAGACATTCTCCTATTTTCACTTGTTTTCTTGCCCTGCAAGATGCGCAGTAATCCGGATTCTTTCGAGTCGAATTTATTTCCCAGACTAAACCACACCTCAGACATTGTTTCTGCACTTTTCTATTGTTTCAGACATTCCCTGCAAATCGCTACTGATTTGCCGTGCTTGCATTTAGGAGGCGGTGCGGCTTTCTTTGCTAATTCCGCCTGCTCTGCTAAGAAGGCCTCGCTACTAGCTCTTTCTTTCTCCCTGCGTGCCTCGATCGCTTCCCTAGCCTCGGGAGTAGTTGCGGCATTTTCCCAAGAATCGCTATTTAGCCAAGTCGCAGGGTATTTGGTAAAGTCTGGGTTTCTTTTAGGGTCATTCCTGTAGGCGATTACCCCAGCAATTATGTCCTCAAACTTAGCTCTCTTTAGTGCCGACTTAAAAGCTCTAAAGGCCTTAGCCTTATCTAGCTTCCTCGGGTATGCATTCCAGAACTCGGTAAAGAGATCCTCGCTTTTATTATTCTTAACTTGTTCTTCTTTAATATTGTTATTCTTAGGGGTCGGATTTTCCGTCATCGGATTATCCGCCAACGGGTAATCCGCAGGGTCGTGCGTAATCCAAATGTTCTCACCGAAGCGGCCTTGATTCTCTTGAGATCTCGAGAGATAACCAAACTTCTCTAGCTCCGAGATTGCAGACCTAATCGCATCCTTACCCTCTAGGCTTTCTTCTGCTAATCGGGTAATAGAAAGACTCCATCCCTGCGAGTGGCTCATAACTAGCGATAGAAGCCCTCGAGCTTTTAGGGTTAGCCGAGTATCCCTAAGCCAAGAGTTAGGTATTTGCGTAAAGTGGTTATCAAAACTATGGTGGCCTCTAACTAGCGGCATAATGCTTCTCTCAATTCCTTTCCTAAATCCGGCGCAATTCTACTTCTATTTTTTGCACCCGTTATACCCTGTGTTCCAGTTTTTGAACCTCTAGGTGCTGCTTCGTGACACCCCCCCCCTCTTTCGCACATTGGTCGTGGAGTCCAATTAGGGACAACCCCCCAAAGGTCTGTAGGTTTTTGCCGGGTATCGCCATACTGGCAGTATGTAATTGTTACTCGATCTAGTCCCTGCATAATTGCAAGCTTTCTTAGCATCCCTCTTGGGTTTTCAATTAGAAACCCGAGTCTTGGATTTAGCTCTTCTATAAGCTTCCGAGTATTCATAACTAAAACCATTGCATCGGCAGCGGCTTTTGACTTTGGAAGTGGATTACTACCACCCTTTACCCAGTGATGACTAATTGATGCGACAGAAAAGCTAGTGCAGGGTGGCGATGCCCAAATAAAATCAGGCCTCCCGTATTTTTCTATAAGACTGACTGCATTGAGATTATTTATGTCTACCCTTTCTTCGCATTCAAACTGAGGGTCAAGCTCAAAACCTATTACCCTATCTCCTGCATCCCTAAAAGCTTGAGTAGAGCTATTAGTGCCGCTAAAAAAGTCAAAGACCAGCACTTTTTTCTCTTTTCTGATAAGTCCTATAAGCCTCGACCGCTAGGTAATCTCTAGCACCCTGCGAAAACCTTCCTGCGTGAAAATAAAGCTGCTTTAGCTCCTGTGTAATGTCTACTCGATCTTTAGATGTTAGGACTTTGTACTTAGAAGCTTCTAAGGCTCTTCCCCTAGCATCTCGAGCTATTAGCTCATCTTTCATTTCTAACCTTTCTAAATTAGATACATCGGTGGCGTGGTTTCTATTTTTCTCCCGTCTTCGGTTAGCAAAAACCACTTTGCTAATACTTTGTCATAATAGGGCATTTCGAAGCCATCCCAGTTGCCTAGCTTCCAACCCATTTCTCTAGCCTCGGCAGCGATCTCGGGATTAGATTCCATTTGATAGTTCAACCAAGCGCAAACCCGTAAGAAATTATCGAATCTATCTAGAGAGTTCTTAGGCCTGCCGCCTAGCCCTCGGTTCTTTCGATGATGCATTTGTAAAGTAGTCGTTTCTCCACAATGCGGACAATGGTCGTGAACCTCTCTTACTCTCTTTAGAACCTGAGATCGATTCATAGCCGGCTTTCGCTATTTATTAGCTTTGCCTGAGTCGCTAAGACCATAGAAGCAGTTTCGATAGAGCGAATTTTCTGCTTTATTCGGTTTAGCTCTGCTTTTCTTAAATCTCGAGCTAGTCGAGCGTTAGCAGACTCTAAGCGAGAGAGCGCATTGCGGTCTGCGACTGTCCCTTCTGCCTTTAGAAAGGACTTAGACTCAGCGGTGTCTAATTCATACTCCGCTTCTGCTAAAGCCCTCTCAGCCTCAAATAGAGCGTTAGAACCTTTATTGTTTTCCGCTATCAGTTCCGCTAGTTGGCTTTGGATTTCCTGAATCATAAAGAACCCCTAATAAAAGCTCCATTACCTCTTTGTTCCAAAACTCGGCCTCAGTTTTTTTGCCTTGCAGTTTTGCTAGAAGATACGCTTCCTCTAGCTCCCGCACTTTTGCTCTTTGCGAGTAACTCAGCACGATCTTTTATCCTGTCCAGCACCTCTGCCGGTGCATTAGCGGCCTTAGCGTTTGTGTAGAGAGTTCTTAGGCTATCTACATCCTCAAGGCTATCAGCCTCAGCGAGATAATCTCGATCCTTTACTTTCTGCATCTCCTCTCGGGAGGCTAAAGTTTTAGGGTCTTTATTCATCGAGTAGCCCATAACCATCAATGCCCGGCCTATCGCAGAAGTCTCAGCATTAGGCAAGGCTGCTACATTATTCGCTCCTCCTGTGCCATCGGTTTCGGCAGCGTATCCGGTAGCTTTAGCTAAATTATTCGCTTGGTCTCCTGCCGATAGGTAGATAGTTGCCTTTACAACCCAGCTTTGCTTTCCATCTTTTTCCGACCAAAAATTGTTCTCCCACTCGGTCGTAATACGACCATCTGGGTAGTCCAAGTGAAACTGAGCTAGCCTCTCGCCGACTGTTGCGTAACTTTCGAGATCAAATCTCGCCATCTTCTTGCTCCTCTTCTATAAATGACCAGCCATCCGAAATCCAGAAGGCTGCTGTTATTCCTTTTAGATAGAAGTAGTTCAATTCCCCACTATCTCTAAGGACAACTCCTGAGATCCTGCCTGTCGCAAAAGTTTCGTCTTCTCCTACCTTGCGAAAGACTGTTACTTCATCGCCTAGAAAAACCTGCATCGCTTTACCCTTTCGGCTTGTGTACTACTAGGTAAGGTATGCCATCTTTCCTAGCCTGCCTTGAGGCTACTCTGAATTTTTCGCCTTTGATTTGTAGGTAAGCGTGTTTCGCCTTGCCCATTGCGTAAAGAACCTCAGACTTAGCCTGCCTTAGTTTGTTTCCTAGTTCGTCATACTCCGCCTGAAGGTTAGAGAGATGATGCAGGCCTTCTATCTCTACCTCTTCATCGACTATCTCGGGGTGTTGATACCTAACGGCCTCATAAGTCGATTCTGAGCCATCCCAAGCCGGCTTTTTATCTTCCTTTATAGCTTCGTAAAACTCTTTAGCTCTAAGCCTCTGGTTCTCGATCTCGAAATCATCTCGGTTTACCCAAATGTCATACCAAGTCATTCCTGCTACTGCGACTATTACAGCTTTCTCTACTCCGAGAATGTCCATATAGTGCTGAACCTGAGCTACATAACCGGCAGGTGCAGAGTCCCAAGTAGATCTAGCGGTTTTTACCTCGACTACTATCCACTCTCCCGATTCTTTATGCCTAGCTAGGGCATCAGGGTTAGCGTGTCTAAAAGGTAGAAGGGCATCTTGATAAGTCCCCGTTAGGAAAACCTCATACTCGGGGTGTTCCTCTTGCCAGAGTCCCAAAATGGGACTTTCGAAAGCCTTCCCGAAGCGGATAGCCCAATTCTCTTCGATAAGACTAGGGATCTGCCCTGTTTTCTTAGCCCAAAGTGCGTATGCCGACTCATAAGGGTTTAGTCCCATAATTGTCGAGATGTCACTACCGCCTATTGAATCCGCTCTAGCCTCGTGCCACTCCGAAGTGCCTGCCTCGAAAACCCCTAGAAGCTTTGCATTTCCGAATTTTTCTGGTGCGTGTATTTCGAACATCTATCCTCTTTTCTCTGTAGCCTTTACCCTATGACTACTCAGGGACATTTTTCCCAGAAGCACTATCGGCTACTAAAGGCGATACACGCCGCCGGCGGTGTTCCCTGCGAAGATTTCCCTGAACTCTTCTATCCCGAAGATATTAGCGAGCCGGTAAAGAAAAAGCTAGCGACAATTATTGCTAAAAAGCTTTGCGATACCTGCCCTGTAAAGCAAGAGTGCTTTAGGTATGCGATCGAGTCAGGGCAGAAGTATGGGGTATGGGGTGGGACTTCCCCCGGGGAAAGGTAAAATCCCCTAACCGAGACCTGCTAGGGGATTTGTACTTATCTTAGTCGTTTTCTCTAATTACCGCCAGAGTAAAACGCAAACCACAATTACAAAGACTCGGAGAAGTCGATTGAAACCTTCCCCTACTACTTACAAGGTGGCCAAAGACCAATTTGTGACCACTAGGGCAAACATAAGTTACCCAGCGAGTCTCCATTAGTCCTTTTTAGTAGCTACAGAAGTCAAAACCGACAATAGGCCTGCACCGAGAGAAACCGAAGCCATAGCTGCCCAGTCGATCTCGAAAAGCCCGACTGTTCCCGAGCCTATGTAAGCGATAGCGGCCTGAGCAATAGTCTTTACTGCTCTTTCGCCTGCGTAATTCCAAAAGTCCCAACTAAACATCTATTTCCTCATTTCGCTTTTTTACATCTTCATAAGTTGCACTAGCAGTATAGGCGGTAACGATAATAGTTAGTAGCGCAATACCGCCGGTTACTAGATTATTAGAAACGCCTGTATCCCAGAAAAAGGTAATCGCTCCGAAAACTATCATCGCTACCGATAGCCGGTAAGCACCATAGATTAGTTTGCGGCGGAATCTCCAAGAGATCTTTCCCCTAGTATCTTCGCCTCCCATAAAGAAAAGAGCATCGATGCCTTTCTTTAGTGCGGTCTTGAGAAAAACCATCGCTTCCTCTTCCTAGTTCTTTTGTTGTCCCTTAGCGAACGCGGCCTGCTCTTGTATAGCGCAGTAGAGATTTTGTTTTGAGGCGGTTGAACCGAAGATGGCTCTTGGTCTAGATCCGAGTGTTGCGTGCAGGTGACTTCCTGTGCTTGCGCTTCCGGTGTTTCCGACCTTGATGCCAAACTCCTCACCAACCTTTACCTTTTGACCGACCTTGACATTGAAGGGCTTTTTGCAACCTGCCTTTGGGCCACCGCAGGAGTCCCTGTGTTTGTCGCAGGTCAAGTGTGCGTAACCGATTCTCATTGTCTTATTGCGGATGTAATCCCAAGCGGTCTGCTCGACACACCAGCCTAAGACTGAGGAGAAAGAGATTAGGCGAATAGTCCCAGAGGCGATGGCAGGGATAGGAGTCCCAGAGGGTCGAGCCCAGTCTGTCCCTGAGTGCGGTTGCATCTTGTTTCTAATCCGGTATTCGGAGGATTCCCCGTAATGAGCGGTGAGGTATTTTTCAGGAAAGGGCTGAACCCACATTAGGCGATCAGACTCCACAGGGCTGCGATGAATCCTGTTACCCCAGAACCCAGTGCCACGAATGCTAACTTTTCTAGCCACTCCATCCTCGCAACCTGTTGTTCGATTTCATTTACCCTGCCCGGCAGGTCTCGCAGTCCTCGAAGCTCTGCGACCATCTCGATCTGAACTTCATTTATCTCAAGAAGTTTTTCGTAGATCTGAGCTTGGGTAATTCTTACTGAGGTTGTTTCGTCGGCCATAGGTCAATTTTACCAGCCGACTACTCTGCGATCTGAGGTGTCTCGGACTCCCAGACCACAGCCACCCAGTCAGTCTTTTCCTCATCCCATTGATACATCAGCCCGTCAGTAGGGTAGGGAATAGGCGATTCCCAATTACCTAATCCATCTCTTGTCCAACTAGCGTAAGGCTTAGGGGGATAGAAATAATTATCAAAATAATCACCGCCAACATAGGCAGGATTAGTTACAACTTTTTCGTTGTCCTGAATTTGATAGTTGTCGGGGTGGACATTTATTGCTATCACAAAATTGTTTTCTAAAACAGCTACATCTTTACTCATACTGCATACCTAATAATTACTAGACCACCTTTTCCGTTACCGCCATTGCCTGAAGCAGAACCTGTCCAGCCAGAACCGCCACCACCGGAACCGAAAGACACAGCATTACCACCATTTGCGGTTGTATTACCTACGCCATTTCCACCTTGACTACTTGAGCCGCCTGTTCCGGGTGTGCTGGAAGTTATATAGCCACCGCCTCCCCCACCTGCGGAAAAGTGTGTCATTCCTGTTAAGAGTGTAAAGTTTGCGGGACTTAGATTAGCATCACCTGCTGTTGCTAGAGCAATTCCATCTCCGCCATTGCCGCTTGTTGACCCAGAAATACCATTTCCTCCGCCAGTAGTGGCACCACCGCCACCCCCAGCAGGATAGCCGGGTGGAAACGGAGAGCCATTGCCTCCCGCAGTTGTGTTACTTCCTGAATTATTACCTCCAGTAGTGTTGTTGGCGTGACCTCCACCACCTGAGCCACCACTAGTTGCTGGTGCGTTACTTTGTGATGCACCACCTCCCCCACCCAAGGCATTGATGGTCGAAGTTCCAGCAAAACTTGTGCCTGATGGGTTGCCGCCCGGAACTGTAATGGTTGTTGCACCAGTGCCACCACTTGCGATGGTAACTGCATAACTTCCAGTTGTAAGTGTTTGAGTTGCATAACCACTTGAAGGTTCTTTTGCACCAGCTCCGCCACCACCACCCGTATAACGGCCTCCCCCACCACCAGCACCAATTACTGCAATTTCAAATGATGTGCTTTCTGGAACAGATGCTATGGCAAAAGTCCCAGTTGTTGAGAATAAGTGATACTTATACCCATTAACAGTTTGAATTTCATCGCCGCCTGTTGCTATTACACCCGAAGGCGTAGCCTCGGCTTGCGCCAGAATACCCATTATCAGAGGCATTTAGACCGCCGTAATTGCGCCGATTACTCGGTATTCGTTAGAAGCCTTGCAGATAACAGTTGCGGCATCGTATTGCCCGTCAATCGTGTAAGTCCCTGCGGTAGTCCCTGCGCCTCCGAAGGTTACGCCGGAATCAGCAACAATCGAGACAGTGCCTGCGCCGTCTTGAATAATGTCTACTCTTTCCCCTACCTGAAACGCAGTTGCTGTCCCTAGCGTGACTGTAACGGCGGATGCAGCGGTAAAGAAGAGAACCTGATAGCGATCATCAGTTGCGACTGTGTAGGCGGTTGCTGTTGATACAGTCGAATCCTGCTCGTTAGAAAGGTAGGTATTGACATTTGCGGCTGTCAAGACCTCACCGGCAGTAAAAGTTTTTCTTGGCATTTTTCTCCTAGAAGGCTAGTGCGTTGCCTGCATCTAGTTTACCGAACTGTGAGTCATCGAGTAGTAATAGCGAGAAGTCTAGTGTTGCAAAGCCGAGAGTCATAATGTGATTCTCTGTATCAATGCTTTGGTCGATCCTAATAATTTCCGCTTGCTTCTCGATAGAAGGCGTGATTGCGTTAGGCGTGAACTTGATACTTACTACATCGCCCAGCTCTAAACCAAGCATCGCAGTCTGATTAGCAGGGGATAATTCGTCAATAAGAATGTCTACAGACTCAAAGCGATACTCGGGCTGTGCAAACTTAGAAGCGAAAAAGGTAGCTAGAGAACTTAGGTCTGTATCGTCATTTATTAGCAAACCTTCTCTAGTTAGGTTGAAGATTCCGTAAGTATCTATCGACTCTAGATCTAAAGCGATTGACTCGGTAGAAGTAATTAGGGAGGTTAGAACTATCTCATTAGCTAGAAGCTCCGAGCCATACTGAACCTTCATACCGAGATAAGGTATCCCTGTTCCGTCATCGGCGAGTGTTACGCCTGCCGAAGTTGCGGCCTGAATACGATCTCTAAAGACAACATTTCCCGATTTACCAACAAAGAAAGCACCGGGTTCACTTCTCTCGATTAGTCGGAAATAACTTAGGGCATTTGTATTATCGGCAATCGTATCCGCACCTAAAGTCATCTGTCCTGTATCGATGTCTCTAAGAGCATTAGGCCAATTGATTTCGGGGAGATCGAGAATCGCTTCTATTCTTTCTCCCGACTTTTGTACAGAATTAGTTCTTGTCCCGATTGTCTGCGTAGCAAAAGCAGAAGTAGCATCCGAGCAGGCTGCGGCGGCTAGAGAATCCCCATTAGGGTCATAGGTTAGATTCCAGTCATCAATAAGGCCGGCGAACTGAACTACATCGCCTGTTGAAATTCTTATCTGCCTTTTAGGGACAATCTGCCCGAAGTAGGGAGAAGCGGCATACTCGGGATCAAAGGTGCGGTCGTTGTTATCGAAAACCACATTTGCAAGACCCTGATCGAACTGGTCTAGCTGTCGGTTTTTACCTCGCTGTATAGCTACCGACTTGACCTTATCGGTTACATCGAAGAACAAAGTTCCAGCTAAGAGATACTCGGTATTATCTAATGCGCCTTTAGTCGCATCGTCAAGAATAAAGTATGGGCCAAGTCCAGATTCTAAGATGTCGAATCCGATTTCAACCTTTTGAGTCGGCATTGTCATTATGTCGGGCTAACCAATACTTGTCCACCAGCAGTTACATACTTATTTATAGTATTTCCTAGAGTCTTTCCGACCATCGCCACGCTCTGAGTCGAATCTGTCTTTACATTTATGTTGATAACTGTTCCCATAGCTACACCTGCACCAGTGAATTGAGCCTGCTGTTGCCTAAACTCCTCCGCAATCGCTAAAGCAGATTGAGCCTGTCTAGGATCTCCGATGTTTCGGGCAAACCTTTCGGCTGCGGCGATTCTCTCGCCTAAATAGTTGTAAACCCCTGCGACATCGGAGGCGGAATCAATAAGGATTCCTGTCGCACCCTGAACCGCAGAAGCAGCGACCGCAACAGTATCGGCTGCGGCAGGCGCCGTCCCGCGTGCCGCGTTCCGCGGTTTCGAAACAGAAGGCAATGCACCTCTC